TGACTTTTTAGGTATAAAGTTGTGAATTGGTGTAAACGAACAATTAACATCTAATACGTGGGGCATTACCATTGCTCCATCTGCATCTTCCGTTTTCCGCGTTACGTTTCTTTCTAAATGATTTAATGCTATGTCCCAAGGATAATCTTTTTGCCATTTTAAACTTACAGCTGTAAAAAATCCAGGTGTTCTGTCTATTAAAGAACCAATAGTTAATCTACAAAAATTACCTCTCATTCTTGTACCACTGTAATCGGGGGCTGTTTGTGACACTAAAAAATTTAATTTTCTATATATTGGTACCATTTCATGTCTTGATTGGGCTGCTATTTTAAATGAAAAACTTAATTTTCTGTCAAAACCACCATATGTGTAGAAATTTTCGGCTCTACCATTATATTTAAAACTATTCCAAGTACCTGAGTAGTTGTCTCCAAAATCATCTAAAAATGCTCTAAAAATCATTGTGTCTGCTTGAGAGGGATCATCTCCATCTAAAGCTTCTACTCTAAATCTTATTAAATCTCTTGCATCTGCTTTTTCATAGTCATTATTCTTTTGCCGAAATATGTCTAAAGCATTTATTTTATCTATTGTACTTTCATCATACATGTCGTAAGAATCAGTAGTAGTACCAAATATATTTTTACCTGTTGTTCCTGCTAATCGTTTTCCTGGATTACCCATATTAACACGTTGTTCTCTATAATATGACCTTCCATGATTTGTTTTCTGCTGATAATCTGTAAAAGGTTGTGGATAATTAGTTCCTAGTGCGTCTTTTTTTAGTTTTCGGAAATCTTGAAGATCATTTGGAGATACTTTGTAATTATCCTTTTCAAAATATGTATGGGGACTAAAACTATAACCAGAATCAGGTTCAAGATCTTTAGAATTTAAATCTTCACCAAATTCAGCTGACCTAAGCGCAATCTTTCCTCTAGAATTAAAAAAAGTTTCTGTAGGTTGATTTCCTTGTGGGGTTTTTAATTTTTCAAACAAGGCTACATTACCCATATGTCTTAGGGATAATACATGGTTATATCCTACTAAAGCTTCATGGTAATTATCCTTTTTGTCTTCCTTTGATTGGTATTTAAAAGGACTATATCTTAAATCAAAAAGAGAGTGGGGTTGATATTTAGAAAATGATTTTTCATCTCCAAATATTATTGATGCTGCAGCAGGATTATTTAATTTTGTTTCTGGGTTATATTGATCAGTTATATTAAGTTCATTGAATAATGTTTCTCCTGCTGGTTTTGGGTCTTTGTCAAATAAAGAAAAGGAGGATTGGTCTAACGGATTCTCGCCAGTTGTAAATACATTTGATACCCCATAATTTGAACTATCGCCATACTTTTTGTTAAATTTAACTCCCCCAAGATATCCCGTTTCTATTTCATCCCTAGATATTCCTTTTCCTTCTGTGTCTGTGATATAAGGTGCGTATTTTCTTATTTGTGTTCTTCCTATACCAAATAAAGATCCAGGTCCCCCATTGTAAGCATATAGTGGTTTACCCCCACTATCTCCTAATAAAAAGTTTTTAGCTTTTCTAAGACCTTCTCCTACATTAGAAAAGAATTTACCTAATTTACCTTTTTCTTCTTTAAAAGTTGTTTGTTTTTCTATATGGTCCTCAAATAAATTCCATAATCTGTTATTGTTATCATCTTTAAATAATTTTGAAGCTTGAACATATCCTGTACGTGCAATAGGTGTTCGTCCTTCTCTTTTAATATAAAGTCCCGTTCCAGCAGATACTACTGATGCTAAAGTATTTATACCTACATTGTAAGTTCTTTGATTTGCTCTAGAAATATTTACACCTGGTTCACTTATTTTAGGATTAGTTAATTGTAGACCTACTTGTTTAGTTATAAATGCTAAACCTTTAGGTGAAATTAAAAATCTACCTATTCTTTCTCCATCTGTAATTAATCTTTCAGCGTGTGTTATAGCTCCCCCTCTTATAAGACCATCAGTAAATAGGTTTATTGTTGTTTCTAAACCAGGATTTCCTGATAATATGTCTATCGTAGGACTTGTTATGAAAGGCTCACTACTAAATCCTCCATTTGGTCTGTCGAATGTTGTTCCCTGACCAAATTTAAAAGATTTTTGTCTAAATATTTTGTTGTCAAACACAGAAGTAGATCCTTCATAATTAAAGCCCCCTGACGTTGAGGGGGTATTGTGATTAGGATATGCATCTAAACCACCTTCAAGACCTGATAATAATTCTTTTAAAGCCATGTTTTATTAATCTGGAAAGTTATTTAAATATTGTGATGGCATAATACCATTTAAATCAGCAAATGGGGTTGAAGCTAAAGGTGATGGATTTACACTAGGCCAAATTCCACCTGGTTGTCCTGCCCCATAACTTGCTCCTGGATTTATACCACTTTGATATACACTTGCTAATAAATCTTGTTTTAAAGTGGAAGATATTCCACTATCAAATAATTGTCCAGGATTACCATTTAAGTCTAAAGTAGAGGGTCCTGCTGATGCGTTTGAAACCACTCCTATTGATCCATTTCCGTGTTGGTAATTATATATGTTTAATAGAGAATCTACATGCAATGTTGAATCAGTACCATTAGTAAAATTAGGTCCTTGATTACCATCTAAATCTAAGTTAGCAGGTCCTGCTATTTCAGCTGAATCGCCATGTTGATAACTATATTGTTGTGTTAATGAATCTTCATGTAATGTAGGAACTATACCCTGAAAATCAGGTCCTGGATTACCATCTAAATCTTGAAGTGAGGGGCCTACAAATTCAATTGAATCACCGTGTTGATAACTAGATTGCTGAGTTAATGAGTCTACATGTTTTTGAGATGCTTGTGTTATTGGTAATTGAAATTGTGGTCCTTGATTACCATCTAAATCTTGATAAGGTGAATTCTCAGAAAAACCTGGTACTTGTTGTAAACTATCTATGTGTGTTTGAGATGCTTGTGTTGTTGGTAATTGAAATTGTGGTCCTTGATTACCATCTAAATCTTGATAAGGTGAACTGTTGGGTGCTGGTATATAAGTTTGACCTGTGTTTGTACTTACTGCATTTTGTGTAAGTAAGTCTATCATGTGATCCCCCGTTGGACTTTGAAATGGGGAATTACTAGTTCCATTTAAAGTATTAAAATTAGGATCAGGTAAACCATTTAAATCTTGGTAGGGTGAATTTTGAACTCCACCAGGTACTACTTGTAAACTGTCTATGTGGACTTGTGAAGCTATATCTGTTGGTTGTTGGAATTGTGGTCCTTGGTTGCCATCTAAATCCTGAAATTGGGAATTTTCAGATCCCCCTGGTACTACTTGTAAACTGTTTACATGTACTTGAGAGGCTAAATCTGTAGGGAGTTGAGAAATAGGTCCTATTTGACTGTCCATATTTTCAACTGGGTTGTTTCCTGCTACTAAATCAAATATTGAATTTTTATTTTTTAACCCCATAATTATATTGTTTTATTATACATATTAGTTCAATTTATTCTTTTTTGCTTGGTTTCCATAAAACACACCACCTTGAGAACTACGTGCAGCATATGGATCATAGCTCATTTGTGAATTAACTTGTATAGTTGACATAGCAGCCGCCATTTTATCATAATCTATAGTGGGAGAAGAAGTTGATACAGATCCTGCTGGTGCACTTATTACATCATCACCTTGTTGTAAATTTGTTCCTGCTACTATTGTGTCTTTATTATTTAATGCTATTGATCCTTCTGGGGTAGATAATACTCTTTTACCATACCCACCTGACACAACATCATCTCCTTTACTAAATTTACCTATTAGTCCTGCTGCTATTCCTGCACCTAGTGCTCCCACAGCTAAATTAGCGGGAAAGGGTAGTGAAGTAAACATTTTAAGTATAAATTGTCCTGCTTGTCTTAACATTCCCCCAAGTCCTAATCTATTTCCTGTTTTTTTACTTGTATTAACTAACGTTTCTCCTGCTACTCTTTTAAGACCTAAAAATACAGCTGCCTGGTCGATTAAATTCATTTGTCCACCAGTTACCTTTTGATACGTTTTTACTGCAGCTACTCTTTCTTCCATGAGTAGTTTTGCAAAACTTAATTCATATCCTATTTTTTGAGCAAGATTAATCGCTAATGATGTAGCTTTAATAGTTAATAACCCAGCAGATATAGCAAATACTGTTTTTTCGAGGAGATTCATATTTTTAAAATCAAAAGAAGCCATTTTAGCTATAGTACTTGCTATAGTTCCTACCACCATAAAAACAGGATTTAATATATTTAAAGCACTTCCTAATAAATCTACAAATCCTGCTAAAGGACCACCTACTAAGTCAGCGAATATTGTTTGTATTTTTACTACAACATCTTGAAATTTTTCTGAGGCACTTCTAGCTTCTAATTGTAGTGCTAATTGTTCATTATCATTTGCTCTTGCTTCTTGGGCTAATGCCGCTAAGTCAGCTTTTTTAAGTAATTGGTCAGATAAAGCATCTGTTGACATACCTAAAGAAGCTGCTAATGCATCTTGTTGGAGAACATTCATTTTACTAAAATCACTAAAATCTCCTACATTTTTATTAATTTCTCTAGCTAATGTTTCATAATCACCTGTTAATGCTGCTAATCTTGCTTTTTCTAAGTTAAGTTGTTTACCTGTTAGTAATTCTGCTTGTAATTCTGCTTCTATGGAAGATTCAAATTGGAGTAATGATTTAGAAGTAGCTTCTATGTTTTTTAATTCCATTCCAAATTGCTTAGCAACTGCTACTGCTTTTGCTATTGCTTCTGGATTAGCTTCTAACTGAGCTCTAACTTGACCTGATATTTGACCCGTAGCCTCTAATACTTCTTTAATATTTAATCTAGCTCCTGTTTCTTGTTCTGCTGCTACAACTGCTCCTATAGCATCTTCTTTAATGTCTTTTAAAGGTTTACCTGTTCTTATTGCTGCTGATGCAAACGCTGCTGTTGACTTTGCAGAAAGACCCATTAATTGTTGTAATTGGGTTGCTTGCGTAACTACTTCAGGAAACATCGTAGCTAAAGTTGTAGATGCAGTGCCAAATTCTGCATTAAGAGACATGAATGTTTTTTGAATCTTTGTAGAATTAATGGCCATATTACCACTAGCGGCTGCTATAGAAGTCATTTCACCTCTTAAACTTGCTGCTTCAAGGTATGATAAGCCTAATCCTTTTTGAAACTTATTAATTTGGTCTGAATAATCTAATGCTATTTTTATGTAAGTTAAGGGATCATTAAGGTTTTTCATTAATGATTTACCTGTTTCACTTGCAACAATACCTAAACCTTTTACTTTATTGATATTACCATCTTGGGCTGCTAATCTAGCTCTTGAATTTTTTAAGATATCACCAGTAATTCCTAATTGGTTTCCAAATAATTTATTTATTACACCTAATGATTTGCCCGCAAGCCCTAAAGAGCTGTCTACTTTTTGTGCAAACTGAAGTTCTGTTTGTTTCTTTTTAACAATTTCACTTTGTACATCTAAAGAATCTTTTACTATTTTATTTTCTTTAGTTCTCCCATCAAAAATAGTAGCATTTAATTTACCTTGAAGGGTTATAGATTTATTAAGATCTTTTTGAATGTCTGCTGTAGACCTAAGGCCTTCTTCTTGTTTCCCTATAAAATCTAATGCTTGTGCTGCTACTTGTTTAGTTAAGCTTAATTGGGTTCTTTGTTCTTCATTTATTCTAGAATTTATACCCAATGCTTCTTTAAGAGAATCTACTCTTTCCCTAGCCATAGAGGCTTCTTCTTGAGAAAATTTTGAATCTTTTTTTGCCATAGTATATTATTATTCACATATAAATATAAAAAAAATAAAGGCATCATACGATGCCTCTACTTAAAAGTTAAATGTTGATGAAGGTGAAATGTTAGGTCCTTGAACTTGTTTGCCATCTCCAATTTCTTCGTTTCCTTGTTGTTTTTTTATTTCATCATTTTGTTTTTCTAAAAACTTATTTATTTTTTGTATATGGAATTTTCTCATCCATATGGGCATATTATAAACCTCAGAGTGTACGAAGCCGCCTTTACCGTGGTACACTAGATCATGGATCTGTTGGAATATAATACTTCTATAATTCGACGTCAGGCCAAAAAAAGTTAACACCGATGGGCAAAGCAATATTTTCTACTACTTCTCCATCCCCTAAAGTTAAATTCACATTTAAATCCACATCAGGAGACACATGATTTATATATTTTCTTAACTCTCTTGCATCTCTTGCTAACAACGAATTGTCTACAAATTCTCTAATTGTTTTTGGTGTAATGTCACCATCAACAGATAAAATTGTATGTTTTAAACGTGTTGTATTTTCTGGGTTAGAATTTTTGTTAATTTTTTTAAGACCTTTTAACTCATTTTGGATTTTAGTATCATCTGCTTGGGTTAAAAGTTTAAATGTAATTGATTTTTTAGAAAAAGGTAATGTAAAATCAAATTCATTTTTACCTTCTACAATTAAACTTTCATCTAATTCCTTGTCTTCTAATTCACTAAGATCAACACTTGCATCTTTATCCTGATATTTAAATTCATAATTTGCTCCATATCCTAAAATACGAGCAGCAATAAGAATAGCATTTTTGTCTCCTGTTAGTAAATCATTATAATCAATAGGTGTTACAATAAGTGATTTCAATAATTTGTCAATTACTGTTCCTTTTTGTATGTAATTTTGATTTGTTAAAATGTCTTCTTCTTTAGCAGTCATATACTTAATTTCAACGACTCCTGTTGAAAGTGGTGATTCTTTAGGGTATAATAAACCCTTTGATGGTAATGTAACTTCCTCTGTTGGAAATTGGTGTTTTGTTTCTTCCATAACGTTATTTAATTATTAAAACTAGTTCAGATATACATATATAGAGAAACAAAAAAAGCGCCAAATTAGGCGCTTTCTTTTTATATAATTTATTATTATTAGTAATTTAAGATAGCATAATCCATTCTAATAGTAAGATTAATATTCATTGGTGTGTCTGAAGTCCAATCAGCGTCTCCAAAGTTAGCTTGTTTACAATAAGCTCCTTTTAAAATCCACTCTTCAACTACATCACCCACAGGACCTAAAGCGTTAAATCTAATGTCTTTTTTATAGAAATCAGAATAACCATCTCTACCTGTAACTGACTCATGTGACAAACGAACCCATTCCATTACTGCTTGAGCACCCGATGGTGTTACTGGATCATAAAGATCACATGTAATGTCTTGCCAATCAGCTTTTCCTTTTATTTTTCTTTTCACATTAATGTGATCAAGTGTTACGTCTCCAAAAGAGATATTTGGTCGTCCTACTTTTTTAACTAGGAATGCTGGGATTCCGTCGATGTACATTATAAACCTGTTTTGTAATTTAGGTTCAAATGCTGTAAACATCATTTCGTTTGTATCTAATATTGCCATCTTTTATTGTTATTTTTATTATTCAATTATAAATATAATGCTTTTTAACTTTTTAGTAACCTCCGCCACCACCTGCACCACCTGCACCACCTGCACCACCTGATCCACCACCACCATCAAATGTAGCTCCCGTTGGTTGGATGTTAAAGTCTAAAATTATAAATTCAGCTGTTTTTGTTGGTTGTAAGTAAATAGCTCCTACTAATTGATTTCTATCAACTACATCTGGTGTGTTGTTGCTTTCATCCATTTGAACTCTAAATGCAAACAATCCTTGTCTTTGTTGTACTGATTCTAAATAAGGATTAACAATATTTAAGAATCTGTTTCTTGTTGCTGTTGTGTTTTGTTCAAATACTAAGTATCTTGAAGAACTTGCAATAAATTTCTTAACTGTAAGAAGTAATCTTCTAACATTAATTCTGTCTAACGCTGTTGATCTTTCTTGTAGTGTTTTCTGACCCCATATACAAACTCCTGTTTGTGGGAATGTTGCTATTGGGTTAATTTTATTGTCATATAAAACATCTCTTTCAGCTTGGTTTAATCTAATTTTAGCTTCTAATACATTTCCTAAAATACCTCTGTTTAAACCTGCTGGAGCAAACCATTCAGCTCCAATTGCATCTGAAGCTGCTATAGCTCCTGGTACTATTACTGATGGTGGTACTAATATTGGCTTATTAGCGGCAGTATCAAGCACTTTAACCCATGGGTAATAAACTGCAGCATAGTTGGTGTCTATACCACTTACGTTGCTTACAGCCGTGTTTACTGACGCTCCTACTTCATTTAAATCCATTACAAAAAATGCATCTCCTCTTTCTTCTACCATATCAATACCTGCATTTGTAACTAATGGGTGTAGTGAATGTATTACACCAGGCATAGCTAACATATTAATGTCATATTCATCTTGGTTTGAAAGAATGTCGATTGCTTTCTTATATCCTATGTATCCAGCTTTTGCTGTTGTACTTAAATCAAATCCATATAAGTTAGTAGCTGAAATATTAGCTCCAATTTGTTTTACTATGTGTGGTGCAATACCATCATCACCTCCTTGGAAAGGAATTGTAAATTTAAGTTGGTTTGCTGTTGGTCCTGTTGCTCCTGTTGAATCAATTGAAGCACTTAATGAACCTACAAATAAACCTGAATCTGCGTGGCCTGAAAAATTTTCAACATTAAAATCTCCTGATACGTTAGCTAAATTACTTTCTGGTAGTGGTTGTAAGAAATTTTCATTGTCTGATGATTTGTCTAAGAATTTAAATCCTAAGAAACCTCTACCGTTGTAATCTGTTGTTCCTAATGTTTGAACACCTTCGTATGAAGCTGAAGGGAAAGTTACTGCTGGTGATAAAGCTCCTACCCTTACTGTGTCTCTAACTGCTTTAAATCCTTTAGGTGATAATTTAGGTGAAAGTGCTTTTTCTTCTACAGCATTTGTCACTTCTACTCTAACATAATTTGAAATGTTTGGATAATTTCCAAGTAATTCTACTTTTCCTAATGTGTCATTATATTGTGGATATCTGTCTCCCATTACTCTTGAAATGTAACGTGGAGAATCTGGATCTAATGTTACATTATTATATTGTTCTAAAATAGATGGGCTTTTATCTTTATCACCTGTTTTTCTTAAAGATATAGTGAATTGAGAATATTGTTCAACACCATCAATGTCTCCTGGTTCTTTTACATTTGAAATTGAAACTTTATAATCATGACATAAATGTTTACCATGATCTAATGTGTGGAATTTAAATAATTCTTTTGTTGTTTTATTGGGATGAGTTCCTCCTACAAATTGTGAAGTAATAAATGGTGTGGAAGCATATCCATATCCTTCTGTTTGTCCAATTTCTCCATTGTATACTATATCAGCTGACTGAGTAATTAATACAACTTCTCTGTCTGCATGTAATCCTCCATATCCTGTTAAATCTGTACCCTGAGTCGTTGTTGCAACTGAGGCTGTAGTAGCTGGAAAAGTAGTAGATATGTCTACAATATTGCCCGCTTCTGCTGCAGTAATTGTTACAACATTACTAGCTGCTGTAGCTGTAAATCCTGGTTTAGCTGTAATTGAAGCTGCTGTTAAAGTAGCTAATTCAGCTCCTGAACCTGAAATATTACCAAGTGCGACTACTCCTAATGTTGATATGTCAATTTGAGTTAAAGAACCTGATAAATCAGTAGCAGCTGCTGCTTGTGTTGAAGTATCAAACCCAAAAGTATGTAGAACACCAGCAGATGACTTTAAGTAAAATGAACCTGAAGCTCCTAAAGATGCATCTTGTAAACTTGAAGTAGATATACCTGATCCCGCGGCAAATGTTGGGAAAGTTATTGTTGCTACTTCTTGAGTTGTTGTAGCTGCTATGTCTGTTTGTAAATTCTTAAAGTTAACGTAAGTGTAACCAGGAGTTCCTGCATATACAGTAGCCGATGTTTTACTATTATTAGGATTAGCTCCTAATTGTTTAAAAATATAATCTGTGTTAGCTGGGTTGAAGGAACCATTTAATAGAGTTGATGTTACATTACTTCCACTTAATGTTAAAGCAACAGATGTGTTCACATTTGCTGCTATTCCTGTGTTACCTGTAAGTGTTGTGTTTTTTAAATCAGGAGTAGATAAAGCTTTTGACGGATAAATAGCACCTATAAGTACATTACCTTGGGAACCAGAAACTGCTATAGCTATAATTTCATTTGTTCCATTTGTGTATGTGTAACCTCCTCCGGCTAATACTCTACATACTGTAACAGATCCTGCACTTCTAAGATACTCTCTAACTGTTTGGGGAACATAAGTTTCTGAACTTAATGATCCGAATCTTCTTTCATATTCTGAAAAACTTCTTACTACTGTTGGGACAAATGCGGGTCCTTTAACTGTTGGTCCAACAATTGCTGCTCCTATTGATCCAACTCCTTGTGGTAAAAATGATAGGTCGTTTTCTCTTGTAAATACACCTGGTGAAATTATATTTTCTGCCATCTTTTTATATTATTTTAAAATTATGTTTTTTTTCATGGGTTTGTTCCCATATAAATATGGAAAAAAACTACAAACCAGCCTAAAGTAGGCAATTAAGCTTAATTCCTAATCACCAATAAATATAAAAAAGATTTTTAAAAAATTATTCTAGGGGACTAAAATTTCCTGTTTCAATGTCAAGACTTCCTTTTCCATATTTGTCAGTTAATTCTTTAGCTATTTCCTTTTCTAATTGTTCTAAATTAGTTAGTTGTTCTTGAAGAGATTTGTCTTGTTGTTCTAATTTAATTTGATTTATTTTAAGTTGACCAAATTGAATCATAGTTGTGTTTAAATCTTTTTGAAGATTTTGGATTTTGTCGATTTCTTCAACTGTAAATTTTACTTCAGAATTGGGTGTGTCTTGTTGGGGAGATTGAGGTGTATTTGGTTTATTATCCTCTATTGATTTTGCTACTTCAGAAGGTGAAGGTAATTTTTCTTTTATTGCCATAACTTTTATTATTAATTAATTCGGATATACATATATGTAAGATTTGAAAACATTAATTTCTATCAGTAGTAAATTATAAAGTCATGTCTGATGCCTTAATTTTTTATATCAATGCTAATGTTACTGTTGCTCCAAATACTAAAATTGTATTTGCACCTGGGGTACATTTAATTACTAAATCTTGAGTTAAAGAAGCAGGTATAGCTGTTATAGCTTTTTTTTCATTAAAGTTAGCTATAGTTGCAACAATGGCATTGTCTGCACCTGTTTTGTAATTGAATGATTTTACTGATACTGCATTTGATGTGTTTGCACTTGCATGTACTTCTACATGGGTTACTTTATGTAAAGGAGGTATTTCTACAAAAGCATAAAAATCATCTGCGCCTGAATACCCACGTGCTCCTAATATGTTTGAGGTGTCATCTTCAATAAATACAGGTCTACCTGTGTCATCATTATTTTGAAATTGATTGGGGAATACTTTAATAGTTATTTCTCCCTTTGTTGAAGATGATTGACCTACTACTCTATAAACCGCAGAATTTGATTTATAATATAAATGGCCATTTTTTACATCTACAATAAGATCCTTAGGAGAAAACTCCGTAGAATTGGGAAATGTAGATTTATTTTTTATTTTGTTAGCCACAGTTTTTAGGGTTTATTATAAATATAACTCTATATTTTTTATCTTAAAGCCACTGTTGCTGTTTTTACTACTCTACCATGGGTCATTGTAAACACTAAAGCATATGTTCCTCTATTTTCAGTTACTGTCATTACAACATCCATATTATTAGTGTTGCTTAAATTTTTGTCATAAGTAACCTTAGCTGTGTTAGTAGCAATGTCACTAGCAACAGATGAACTTAATGCCGTAAATGAACCAGATATTGTTGCTGAAGAATATCCAACCTTAGCTGTGTTAGTAGCAATGTCACTAGCAACAGATGAACTTAATGCCGTAAATGAACCAGATATTGTTGCTGAAGAATATCCAACCTTAGCTGTGTTTAAGGCAACAGCATCAAATATTTCATCTGTCATTACTCCCCAATTGTTAGTGTTCGCCGCGGGTAAAGAGGCATTATTACCATCTGATGAGTTAACTGTTAGTGAAGTTCTGTTTGCTGTTACAGATAAATTAGTAGTTGAATTTGAAGTTACTTCTGATCTTAAATAACGATGTATTTCTTTTACATCATCTGTTAGTTCTTGTATTTGATATAACATAGCTGCTTCGCTTTCAAATGCTTCTAACTCTAAATGTTTTCCACTTTCAAATGATTGTGATATTCTTGTTAATTTAGTTTCATCTGTTATTTTATGTCTGTCAACTGGTTTTCTGTCTGCTAATGCCATTTTTATTTATTTTTATTAGTAATAAGTTATAAAGTCATGTCTAATTCCATTACTATAAATATAAATTAATCTAAACTATTTATCTTACCTATGTTTGCTGTTGCTACTGTATTGACTTTTCCTATATTTGCTGCTGCTACTCCTAATACAGTGTGAGTATACCCAGTAGCTAAAGTAAAATCAATACGAGGACGTTGACCTGCACTTGAGGCTTCAAAAAAACGGGCTCCCAAATTAGTTGTACCAGCAGATGAAGGTGTAACATTCAAATAATCATTAGTGTAATCTAAAAAACAAACTATAACAACATCATTATTTTTCATGTCGGCTAATAGATCACTAGTAGCGGTTAAATTATTTTGACTACTTACATTCCATGTTCCTGATGTTGATTCAAATGCTTCACTATAAGTAGTAACATTACTTGCTTGTGAAGCACCATCTGTCCAACCAGGCATAGCATCAAAATCTCCTGTTGACAGTGCTGTTCCTCCATCACCCCCAAATGCATTACTTTTTACAGCAATAACACTACCATCATCCCCCGAAGACCCAACTATTTCAAATCGAGCTGAAGCTACGGTTCCTGTTATTCCTGATGTGTCAAAATACATAAAGGACCTTTCTACTCTAAAGGTAGTTCCGCCACCTCTACCTGAAAACGTATTTACTGCTGTAAAATTAGATGATGCGGCTTCAGCAGTAGCTACTGTCTGCCCTGTGTTAGCATCTCTAGTACCTGCCCAAGTTGAAGTAAAACCTTTGACGCGACCATCATCTGTGTTTGAAAATAATTCAGCCATTAAAATTCTTTTTTAGGCAAATAATAAATATTATTATTATAATAGCTATTAGATGGGGGATTAATCTTAATTTCTTGCCATGTTAAATTAGGTA